TCTGACACGTTGTTTTTTGTACATCATACCAAATCCTAAATCGATGTCTACATCTACTGTGTCACCATCTACAACTTTTACTATTTCTACTCTATATTCGTACATTAGTCTATATCTCCTCCGTCTGGATATGTTACTACTTTTCTTTTGCTTTCCCAATCTTCGATAGCTTTTTTAATACTATCCTCAGCCAATACACTACAGTGGAGCTTAATGGGAGGTAAATCCAAAGCAGCCGCGATATCTTTGTCTTTGATCTGTTTTGCTTCTTCAATTGTTTTACCTTTGAGCATTTCTACAAACATTGTAGATGATGCTATGGCACTACCACAACCGTAAGTCTTAAATTTAACATCAACAATCTGTTCTTCATCATTGAGTTTAAGTTGCAATCGCATTACATCACCACATGCTGGTGCACCTGTCATGCCTGTTGCAACGTTTGGGTCTTTGGGATCAAAACGACCTACAGAAAACTTTTTTGGATTGTCCAAAACTTGTTCAAAACGTTTTATTACTTCGTTAGAATATGCCACAAGTCTATTTATGTAAAGAAGGAATCGAGTGAAGCAACTGGTTCTACATGCCAGTCAATCAATTCTATGACTGCTTTCAATGGTTCAATAAAAGCTTTATCAAACTGTTTATCATAATCAATATATCTAGTTAGATCAAATTCTCTAGGTAAAACTGATATGAATGATATGACGTTTTCATTAATCGTATTTGGGGTTCTAAGATATGCAAAGTGTATTTTTTCACCTTCTTTAATTACTTCGTAACGCATATCAATGTTTTTCTTTTTCAGATAGTGATTATATAACAGAGAACCACGAACATGAATTGGGGTGCCTTTTGAATAAATGTTTGTGTTGTCTGAATACTGTTCTAAATTTCTTACACCTCTAGGGAAAGCAACTTCTTCTGGTGGCAAGTTTCTAAAATCTTTACGAGCATTCTCTACGAATGCCCATAAATCTTTCTCGTCACTATTCATTACAACTTCAAAGGCATCTTCCAGCCTTTTACGAACCCACTGTGGAGTTGAAGACTTTGCAGTTTCAATACCCATCATTTTAAGTTTGGGTTCTGCAAGTCTTACACCCTCTGAGTCATGGACATTGAGAATATATCTTTTCTTTGCAGTCCATATACCACGATCAGCAATTACTTCTCGTTTCATCACCATTTTCTGTTGATAAGCATTTGTGTACTCTGCTAAGTCATCGTATGCTTGATCTATAATTGGTTCTATCTTGTCTTGTGCTATTGTATCTAAGAAGTTTATGATTTTATCTTTAGGTGTATTTTCAGGAAATATATTCTTTACTAATTTATCCATTGTGATATAAACAGAATCGGTGTCGATAGCTATTACGTAGTCTTCGTTCTCTGTTTTGAGAATATTATTAAGATATTCATTAATGTGTTTTTCAGCCCATTGTATGACCAGTTGACCAGAAGTTGTCACAGCTTCTGCCATTGGAACACTGAAGAACGCAAAGTACTGATTTGCCATGGCACCATAAGCAGAGTTCAATGCAATCTTACGAACTTGCTGATTGTTATATGACCTTTTGATAAGTGTATCAAGTTCACGTTTTCTTTTAACATCAGTACAAGTCTCACGCTCTTTTTGATATTCAATCATGCGTTTTTTCCACATACTTCGCTCATCGTAAAACTTTTCCATGAGTTCTGGTATAAAACCCTGTTTGTCTCTACTAAACAATACACCATTCGGTGTCAAGGTTTGATTCTTTGATTTTAAATATGATAAATCAAGTTCTTTGTTAAGTAACTTTTTAACTGAAGCATCACCAAACGAGCCCTTCTGCATTTTTTCTGGTGAGATATTGTATTGCATTATCAGGTGTGGATATAGACTATTCAAGTCAAACGATAAAACCCAATCGTGTTTGCCAACAATAGGGTCTTTTACGTAAGCACCAACGATTTGTTTTGTTTTATCTGAACGTGAAGCAGGTGGTGTTTGAATACCTTGTTCTTTTAAGAAGTTGTAGATGATAGTTTCCCAATACTTCACCATACCAAATGTGTCAATATAATTACACTTAGCTGTATAAGCTTGAGACATAATTAATTCTATAAATCCGAGTTTTTCATCTAATTGTTCAACAAGTTCTACGTCACGGATATTATACTCTAAGAACTTTACATAGTCTTGTTTGTATAGTGTATGTAATGAACCATACTCTGAGTAATCAATTTTACTTTTACCAAGTTCTACTTGTGCGATATGATCAAGTTTGTAAGATTCTTGGTTAACAAATGTTTTCTTTCGATAAAGGTCTAAGTAGTCAAGGACATTGATACCTAATAGTGTATACGACATCATCTTCTGATTACCCATATACTTCCATTCTCTAACACTCGTTTGATTCCAAGGAGAAAGTTTCTTATGTTCACCTTCACCAAGTATTCTATCAATACGATTACAAAGATATGTGATATCAAAAGAGTCTACATTCCAACCTGTGATGATATCAAACGATTCTGATCTCCAGTATTTTATGAACTCTTGTAAAAGTTGAGCTTCACTGTTACAGGCATGATAGACAATATTTTTATTATGATTCCATTCACCAAAACCAAACACATGAGTTTCTTTGCCGAAAGGTTTGATACTTATAGCATTTACCTTTTCTGAAGCAATTATTGGATCAGGAAAACCATCTTCACATTCACACTCAATATCAAGTGTAGCAACTTTGACTAATTTAGGATCATATTTGATATCACCTTGAAATCTGTCTGAAATGTATGTGTAAACCCACCTATCATAACCATGAATCTCAAAACCATCAATGCCTTCATATCGTTCTTTAAACTTGTAAGCACCACTCATAGTGTCAAGGTTGACAGGCTCTAGATACCTGCCATCTAATGTTCTATGTGGAGTGGAAGTTTTTTTAGAAAGAACATAAAGATTAGGTCTATAATTGACCGACATCTTTACTGGTTTTCCTTTTTGATATCCCCTTACGAGAATCTTGTTTGCTGAGCGAGCGACATTGGTGTAAAAATCCATAACAAAATTATACTATAAAAATTAGTCTTTGAGAAGTTGTTTTGCTTCGAAATCAAAATGTTTTAATACTGTATCTTTGATATCCTGATAGTGTGCAATTTGTTCTAATTCTTTTTCAATTGTTTCAATATGATCACCATGTTCGGCAACACCTACAGCATTAGAACACTGTATCTCAACATTCATTTTATGTTTTTCAATGTGTGCTTCAGCGTGCGTGAGAACTGCTTGTAAAATTCTATTTTTAAAATCATTCATGCTATACTCCTAGTACCATTTCTTTAAGTTCTACGGATCTACGGCCAACTTGACCAAACCATTTTGAATCTTCCATTTGACGTGCCATTTCTTCCCAATCACTTACTGAACATGCATATAACATGTTTCTAAATTTACCTAGTCTATGTGCTCCTAGGTTAAAACACATATTAACTAAGACGTGTTGTATGTCTTCTGGTAAGTTGTCAAACTCTATGTTGTTATTTTCACAAACATGTTTTGTTTCGTTAACATGTTTAATGAAATCTATTGCATATACATCATCAACTCTCTCTTGTGATACAGGTGTACCTTCTGGTTGACCAAATTCTGGATCATCTTCGGTTACTAAGTGGCCTACGCCGAATGTAAGATATCCTAGACTATCTTTATAAATTTCTAAGACCTCTCCTTCGTGTCTCTTAATCTGTTCTTTCAGTACTATCTCGTTCATTTTCTTTCCTTATTTGTTCTTGGATGAGTTCAACTAATATATCACCCATGAGATTATTTAGACTTTCATCTTTCATAAGATTATCAAGGTCCTGATCTTCAGGTATTTTCCTTATAGTTCTTTGAAAGTTAATTTGAGGTTCACCATCTTCGAAACTGACTTGACCATATTGATATACAAGACCTTTATATTCACCCTCTAATATTTCTACAGCCGCATTTTCTTCGAAAGGGTTCTCTACGATTCTGTATAAACCTTTATCGAATAATGTCGATGTCTTCTGGATTTTCATTCCATACCTCAAGTTTAGTTCTTAATCTATTTTCTGTTTTTAGCTTATCAAATCTACTTTGTGCTTTCTTTTTCCACCATTCTACTATATTTTCTGTGGAAAATCTATCATAATTGTCTTTCTTTATTAACTCTTTAGCTTTGCCTGTTATAACTTCTCTTGTATTAGAGAATCCTAAATCTGAAACATAATAACGTTTCTTTTCTTGTAAGCTTATTGAATGTTCTATGTCTTCAACAAACTTTTTGTAACTATCAGGTGCCACATCTTTTAAAGATTTCTTTATGATTGAAATCATTTTAGACTGAGCCTTCATCTTTCTACTTGATGCTTGTTCCCAAACAATTGGTCCATTGTTTTTCTCTA